ATGGCATATTTCAAAATTTGCGTACGAGCTAAGAGAAAAGACAATACGTATCCTGTTTATATTCGTGTAACCCATCACGGACAGGTAGGATATATAAAAACAGATAAAGTCTGCAAGGCTAAGTCTGTTCGGAAGGGTGAGGTAATAGATAATTACATCATCAAGGATATTTCTATTCTTATTGACGGGTATATGTCCCGGCTTAATCGTGAAGATATACAATGTTGGGATATCAGAAAGATACTGGACTTCTTGAGGAGGGATTCTAGGGCACCTTCTTTTTCTGAATTTTGTGAGGAGTTTACCTCTAAGATGGATAACGAGGGAAGAGAGTCCACGTCGATAAATTATAAGCTTGCGTTAAGGCGCTTGGAGGAATATATGGGGAAAGACGACATTCTCTTCTCTGATCTTACATCGTCTATATTCAAGGAGTGGATAGATTCGATGAAAGATAGCTTGTACAAGAAACACGGCTATCCGAAGCGGATCAAGACAATGTTTATGGCTGGATGCGAGCGGTATAATAATTATGATACCGGCGAGATGCTTATACGGAATAACCCGTTTAGGGGAGTGAGGGTACCTAGACCTACAGTCCCAGAGAAAAGGGCATTGGACATTAGAACCGTTCGAGATTTTTTTGCGGTATCCGCGGAGTATGGATCAAGAGCTGATCGTGCTAGGGATGTGTGCGAGATCGTTTTTTGTCTTGCCGGAATTAACACCGCTGACCTGTATTATATGGAAAAAGAGAACCTTAGAGACGGAAAGATGTGTTACTGCAGACGTAAGACTACTAATAGGAGGGATGACAAGGCGTATATAGAGATAGCCGTACCAGATAGGCTATCTCATTTGCTTGAGAAATATGCTGGAGAAAAAAGGCTGTTTAACTTCTGTGAGACTTATGGATCAAGTAAGAATTTCAATAAATGTATAAACGAGGGAATAAGTGATATAACAAGAAAAAACGACCTTCCTCATATTTCTGTCTATTCGTTTCGGCATAGTTGGGCTACATTCGCTCAAAACGATTTCGATGCAAGTTTGGATTTAGTAGGCTTTTGCCTTAACCATGCTTCTTCCCATAGGGTGACATCTGGGTATGTTAAGACCGATTTTAGCGTTATCGACCGCTTGAATGCCAAGATTCTTGATTATGTATTTGAAGAAAAAACGAAAAAAAGATAGAAATAATTTGCGGATTAAAAAAATGATTCTATCTTTGCCGTTGAAATAGCGAGTTGGATTTTAGACGAAAGTTTGAGATCCAACTTTTTGTGTTTATATGTGTTTGGTCTCTTCTTTCTGTAAACTTCCATAAAACAAAGACTTACCGGGTGCCTTCAAAAAAACAGGCACTATGACGATTTCTATTTCTAAAACAGCGCTGCTATCAAGATTGCAGCTTTTGGCGAAGATCATACCCGCCAAATCATCCACGCCGATCCTTTGTCATTTCTTGTTTGAGACGAGAGAAGGCCGGTTATTCATCACCGGATCGAATAGCGAGGGCCGGATAACCACCAGCCTTGAGTGCATCTTCGACGAGGAGATATCTATTTGTGTCCCGACTTCCTTATTAGAAGGACTGAGGAACCTACCCGAGCAACCAATTGATATAATCATCAACAAGGATACCCGTGAGATAAGGATCAAGTACCATGGTGGAAAGTTTGAGGTGGTGGGTTATGACCCATCTACCTATCCGGGAAAAAGATCGATTGAGGTCTTGGACTCTGTGTCATTGAGCGCGGAGGATTTATTCAATGGGATATCCAAGGTCATAAATTTGGCCGGGAATGATGATATCCGTCCGGTCCTAAGCTCTGTCTTTATTGAGACGGAACCGGAGACCGTATGCTTTGTCGGTGCGGATGGGCATGGCATGGGATTCTTGAGAAAGGGCAATGATAGACAGGTTGGCAAGATCTCAGTTATAATCAGCCGTCCTATAGCCTCGGTATTGAAGGCGATACTTCCGGCTTCCTCCGATAACATGGAAATGAGGGTCGGTGCGGATTGGTCCGATGTCATACTCAATGACTATGAGATATCGTTCCGGAATGTGGAGGGGAGATATCCTAATTGGAAAGCTGTGGTACCCAAGGCGAATAAGCTGGAACTGCTTGTTGACACCGGACAACTGATCGGGGCTATTAAAAGGACATCGGTGTTCTCCAATAAGGCCTCATGCCTTATCGTCTTGAGGATCATTCGTGATAAGTTGACCGTATTCGCCCAAGACATAGATTTCTCGACTTCCGCGGAGGAAACGTTGGAGGTCGATTTTAACGGGAATGAGTTCTCGATCGGGATTAATGGATCGTTGCTTCTTGAGATACTCTCATGTATCGATGACGGGCGTACGAGGCTTTCCTTTAGCGAGCCTAGCCGCGCTATCTTGATAACTCCGGAGAACCAATCCGGGAACGAGGAACTTACCTATTTATTAATGCCCATGACAATCCCGTAAGTTATGAAAGAGTTCAAAGATACAATCCAGAAATATTTACAGGAGAGGGCGGCGGAAGATCTTCTGTTTGCCCCGAGACTTGCCAATCCTAAAAAGAGTATAGACGAGTGTTGTCGTTATATCTTGGGAGAGGCCCGTAAGCGTGGAACCTCTGTCGTGATGAGTGATACGGAGGTTTTTGGCATGGCCGTACATTATTATGATGAAGAGAATATCGAGGTCGGAAAAGTTCCTGTCGGTAGCTCCGTTTCTTCTTCCCATAAAGTAGAACTTACGGAGGAAGAAAAGAACGCTGCCCGTCAGGCGGCCATCAAAAGGTTGACCGAAGAGCAATACCGATCGCTTAAAAAGAGGCCGGCCAAGAAGAAGGTTGATGAGAGTGTCCAACAAATGAGCCTGTTTTGATATGAAGCCGAGAACGAGATTGGAAAAGTTGGTGGCGGGATTGAGCGAAAAGCTTCCCGCCATCACAAAGGCGCAGGAGGAATGGGCCAAGGAACACGTGTTCGACCATGTAGCTTACAAATGTAAGAATGAGTTGTGGTGCTCTGAATGTGGCGAGATATGGGTTAATACGGGTAATAGTAAATTGGGTGACAAGACCGAATGCCCTTATTGCCACCATCAATTAGATGTAAAGGTCAGCAGAAAGCAGAAGAACCATGAGGAGGCGTATATGTCCATCCTGCAAGTGAGAGGCGGGTTTCAGGTAATCCGGCATATACTATGTTGGAAAAACGCCCGTAAGGGAACTTCCCCGGTGTATTATGATTTTACTGAAGTTGTTCAAGAATGGATTCGTGAAGACGGAAAGCGTACGATCATAGCCCGTCCAATAAATATGGGACGTAACGGATTTGCGTATAGTTCCCCTCTTAGTATCAAGGGTGAATATGGAAGTAACCCATATAATTATTACGGTGATTTATATGCGATATTTGGAGAGCTTTATCCAAGGAAAGAATTACTTCCGGAATTGAAAAAACGGGGACTGAATCGACTGTTCCCGGATGTAACCCCGTCTAAGTTGATACGTGACCTTTTGAAAGGAGGTAATGACGCGGAACTATGCCTCAAGACCGGGCAAATATCCATGCTGAAGCACATGTATAGAAACGGCTTTTCCCAGCTTCGTTATAAGCCATCATTCAATATCTGCAACCGTAACCATTATATTATCAAGGATGCGTCCCTTTGGGAAGACTATATGTCTTTATTGGCTTATTTCGGTAAAGACTTGCGTAATGCCCATTATGTATGTCCTAAGAACTTGAAGGTCGCGCACGATAGGCTCTTGGCAAAGAAAGATGCCCGTGAAGCTAAGTTGAGACAGGATAGGGATCGTATGGAAGCTATCCGTAGGCGTGAAAAGCTCATGAAGGATATAGCCGGCTTCTACGAGCGGATGGAAAAGTTTTTCGGGATGAAAATCACGGATGGCAACATAGTCATTTGCCCGTTGGAGAGTATTACCCAGTTTTATCAAGAAGGAAAGGCTATGCATCACTGCGTATATAAACTCGGATATTACAATCGGCCGGATCGCTTGATACTGTCAGCAAAGGACACCGGTGGCAAACGTATCGAGACGATAGAGGTGAATTTGAAGACGCTGAATATCGTCCAATCCCGATCCGTCTGCAATGGGGTAAGCAAGTATCACGACCAGATAGTAAAACTGGTAAAAAAGAATATGAACCTGATCCGTCAGAAAATGATTGCATAAATATAATATGACCTATATAGATTACATAAACCTTTTTTGGAAGACATCGCAGAACGTCAAATTTTCCTCGAACGAGGCGTACTTATACTTCTTCTTGTTAAGTGAGTGCAATATTCGGGGTTGGGAAAATCCGTTTGAATGTCCCAACAGGAGAATCATCCTATCGATCGGTATATCTGAACCTACCTTAATCGATTGCAGGAATAGATTACAGAGCAAAGGTTTATTGATGTTTGAGTCAGGAAAAAGGAATGAAAAATCTCCCGTTTATTACTTAAATGATTTAAGTAAACAGTTTAGTAAAACCTTTAGCAAAAGGTTTAGCAAAGACTTAAGTAAAAATCTTAGCAAAGACCCAAGCATATTATATAAGACTAAAGAATATAAGACTATAGACTTAGATAATATACCCCCCACACCCCCTAAGGGGGTTGACAAAGCAAAAGAAAAAGAGCTTTTGGAAAAGGAAAAGGCTTTGTGTGCTTTGGAAGAAGAGTTGAAGAAACGAGAGGCGGAACTGGATGCACAATCGGACAAACCACCATCCAAACCAAAAAAGCGTCCTAATCCGTTGAACTCGGAAGCAAGGAAACTTTTTGAGGAACACTATCAGGCTATTTTTTCGTCCAGCTATTATTGGAGCGCAAAAGATGCGGGAAATATGTCTTCTTTGCTCAAGAAATTGAAATTTCAACGGGAGAAGAAGAGTTTACCGACTGACGATCAAGGCGTATTAAACGCTTTGAAGTACTTGTTGGATTCAATCACTGACGGATGGATACTGGAAAACTTTAGTGTGACGAATATTAATTCAAAATTTAATGAAATTGTATCACAAGCAATAGCAAAGAAAAATGGACAAACAACAAGCAATACAGCTTTTGGCCAGCATAGACCCGACAACCGGCGTGCTTCCTCCGGAACTGATGCCGAGAACAAAAGACGCGAGCGTGAGCATCTTGGGAACCTTGCCGATGCCATATTACAACAGTCTGCATCCGAAAACAGTAAATGATGTGTTCGATAGTCCTTCGTGTTCTATCGCCGTGATAAATAAAAAGTTCGGAGAGCAGCATTTGCGTGCATTCATGGTTAAAGTGTTGAATGATCTGTTAGACTTTTTCAATGTCGGCAAAACGATGGGAGCCGTTCAGGTTGCGTCTACGGCAGACTTGATTATTGAGGAGTTTTATTTTCTGAAGCCAGATGATTTCAAGCTATGTTTTACTCGGGCGAAGAAAGGGTATTACGGTAAGGTCTTTGACCGGATCGACGGGCAGGTCATCTTTGAGTGGTTAAATCAATATACCAATGACCGAATGACAACGGCCAGCGATACGAGTATCCAAGAGGCAGAGCGGTTTAAGGATTCACGAGGTGAGCGAACTTCTTCCTTATTAGAGGCAGCCGAACATGATTTCAAAAAGTATGATTTTGAACGTAAATACAAGGTGTAAATATTAAAAAACAAGGAACTATAATGCAAGAAAATAAAATACTGGCAGGCAATGTCGAACAGATTCTGCTGTCAAAAAAGAACTGTCACCGTGCATTAAAAGTGGTGAATATAGCGAAACCAGAACAGGGTGAATGGCTTTTTAACTGGAGAGGTAAAAAGTTGAGTGATAATTTAATGCGTTGCGACTATGTGCATACTGCAGTCCGTATTTCCGATAATGAGGCGGTTGTTATTAATGACAAAGACTTAGGTCTTTGGTCGGTTGTAGAGTGGAAATATGAGGTAAACCTTGAGGAGTTTTGGAAATGCGCTTGCGATGCTTTTTATGCTACAAGTTTCAGTCCGGAGGAACGTGGATCGTATCACATACGCATGTACGAAGAAGAGCTCAATGATGATATAAAAACAATGCCGGAAAAAGAAAGAGAGCGATATATAGCTAAGTACAAAGAATGGGTTCAAATATTGTTCAATAAGCATTCTCGTATAATGAGCGCCATGATAACAGGGCCAGCCCGTTTTCCGTCAAGACGAAATGAGAAGATGAATAATTACTATGACAATGCTGTCAATGAATTTAGAGCGTGGAGAGAAAAAGCGCTCAAGTCGATAGCTCGAAGGATAGAGGAGGCAAAACCGGAAGATCAGAAAGCGGAGGAAGAGTGGATGCGTGTAAAGAGAATGATCGATGAGCATTTTTTACCAACCAATTTATATAATAAGCTGGAAACGATTGCAAGAAACGGAAAGGTCGATTTGATGAACAAAGCGATTGAATATGTCAGATCCTTAAACGAAAGTCGAGTTAAACCAATTTTTACCAATCGCCATAAATTCTGGAAACTCGCTGAACTTGCAAATCAATCTATATCAAAACAGGCAGAAAAAGAGAACCAAAAAGATGTGGAAATACTTTTTGATGGTGGCCGGGTAATCAAAAACTATTCCGAGAACAGGGTGCAGATAGTTTTTGACACAAAGCCGCAACCGGACGTTATTTCAAATCTCAAACATAACGGTTTTCGTTGGTCACCCCGTTTTTCGGCATGGCAACGCCAATTGACGAATAATGCTTATTATGCTGTTACTCGTGTAGTACCAGTTGTTATTGAACAATTGAGGAAGGGAGGCTACAAATGAAAGTGCTAGTGACATTCAGTGGCGGAAAAGATAGTCTTGCGTCTCTGCTTTGGGTTCGCAACAAACTGACAAAAAACTTTGTCACGGTGTTTTGCGATACCGGTTGGGAGCATCCGTTGACTTACCAATATATCGAAGAGATACGTCGGTTATTAGATTTGAACCTTGTTACGATCAAATCAAAAAAGTTTGATGGAATGGTTGACTTGGTGAAAAAGAAATCTCGCTGGCCATCGTCACAACGACGGTTCTGTACATCGGAACTTAAAACGATTCCGATGGTTGATTACATCCTAGATGAAGTAAATGATGATATATTGATTATACAGGGCATACGTGCCGCAGAAAGTTCCAAACGAGCAGAAATGCAAAAGCAATGTACCTATTTCAAGTATTATGTGCAACCGTACGGAAAAGACAAAAATGGTAAAGACAAATACCATACTTATAGGCGTAAAGACGTGTTGAGATTTAGATCAAAACATTCCGATGATCTTCTGCGACCTGTATTCGACTGGTCAGCACAACAGGTGATAGACTATATTCTTGATAATGGATTGCAACCTAATCCATTATATCGGATGGGTTATAAACGGGTAGGATGTTATCCATGCATAATGGCTTCGCAACAAGATATGTATAATATAAGTGTTCAAGACCCTAACAGGATTGAATACATTGCAAGCCTTGAACAACAACTAAATAGTAGTTTTTGTGGGCCGGATAAGATTCCATCCAAATATTACAAAGGCGCATATCCGTTTATTGGCGATATTGTTCGCTATATACAAGGAAAGCGGTTGACCGGTTCCCTTTTTGACGATGATGATGTAGCAACGAGTTGCATGAGTTATTATGGACTTTGTGAATAACAAAAAATAAGAAGGTATGAATATAGATACTGAATTTAACGTAGGAGATAGAGTCTGCTATCTGAGCGGGGATAACATTATCCATTCAACTATAAGCGAAATAATTATCGAAATATCCTATACTGATGATAGTTTTCTTATGGTTTATAAGCTGTCAGATGGACTTAGTGTACCCAGAAACAATTATCCTAAATGGGATAAAAGACTTTTTAAAGACAAAGAGAGTTTGATAAAATATTTATCTGATTTATAACTAAAAAGAACCGAATCATGAGTGAACAAAATAAACAATGTCCTGAATTTCCATTTTTTTGTGCATCTTACCCAGATGCTCGTTGTATCAATGGATATCTATGGGATTTGGATAAATGTGACGAAAACGGGAATTTATACGGAGAGGGAGATATTCCTTGCCCGTTCTGCAATACCGAGGAATTTATTGAGTATGATCCTTTTTCAAAAGAAGATGAATTCTATGAAGGTATCGAGTATGAAGAAAAAGCAAAAGAGAAATCCCGTGAATGGTATTTGAATTGGATTATCTATATGCGAGAACAAATTAAATAATAAGGAGTTATTGTAATATTTCAAAATTTTTGTAACCCAAAAGTTTATGAATTCCATGCTTAATTGCAACGGCATTTTTAACAAAACTATTTTGGTATAGCTGTCCAATAGTAAAATGATCTGTGTACAACTCCCCTTTATGATTGGTGTAACCTGTAAGAATTCTAATAGAAATGTTACAAATATTTATACCTTCAAAATCAGGTAAGGGATAATAAATGGTTAAGCATTTTTGTTCTTTTCCTTTAAGAGTAAAGGATTGTATCCAATGAAGCCTTACTGTATGGTTGGGATGTTCAAAATGAATATTTTCATTGGTATCTAATTGGATAGAGACATTTGTAATTGTATTTGCTTGATTCCCTGTATTAGTATATAGTAGAAGAACTCCGAGTTGATTATTCTCGATCTTGGCATCTGAAATAGTTAACAAGATCTCCTCTTTTTTGTAAAAATACTGCATGTAGCAATTAAATACAGTAACTAATACTGCAATAATAGAGAGAACAAAAGACGCAATAACCATAACTGTAATGTTTTAATGATAATTGCAAAGATAGATATTTATATAAACAAATAACAATTCAAATACTAACTTCTGATAAAAGGTTTCCATCCTGAGGCGTTCGTAACCGAGGAGAAGTGAGTTAAGAAAGCCCTTGGTAATCCAGAGGGCTTTCTTTCTGTCCTTTATATCTTATATGAAACTAAGATATGAAAACGCAAAAATGTATAGCCTGTGGCCGGGAAACGGTTTCTGTGATCAATACAGAAGAAGGCCATATCTGTTATAATTGCTACTCTGATAAAAAGAACCCTCCAAAACAAAAGCAAAACCATGACAACGAAGAAGCTCGGATTCAGTCGGAGTTTTTCAATAAGGTTCCTTTATTCTTCCCGAACCTACCGGATCGGCTCCTTTTTGCAGTCCCGAACGGTGGTAGCCGGCATAAAATAGAAGCGGCTAATATGAAGCGCCAAGGAGTTAAACGAGGTGTAGCTGATGTGATCCTTCAGATACCGAAGAAGGGGTATGCTTCCCTTTGTTTGGAGTTCAAGACATCGACGGGAAAACAATCTCCCGATCAAAAAGAATACCAACGCCAAGTTGAAATGGCAGGTAGTAAGTATGTGATTGTTCGGAGCGTGGAACAGGCTATCCGGGAATTGCAACTGTATTTGTGTTAATTGATTACCCCTGTTATATTTTAGAATAAAAGTTATGACAGAATTGAAGTATGACCCCCAGAATTATCGCATCCACACAGATAAGAATAAACGGCTTATTAAAAAGAGCTTGGAGGACTGCGGAACGGGTCGTTCTATTCTATTGGATAAGAACGATGTTATTATTGCCGGAAATGGCGTTTATGAGCAGGCTTTGGAACTTGGGTTAAAGGTTCGGGTTGTAGAGTCTGACGGGAATGAACTGATAGCGATCAGGAGAACGGATTTGTCTACAGAAGATGAAAAAAGAAAGCTTTTGGCTTTGGCTGATAACCATACATCGGACACTTCTATGTTCGATTTTGCAGCCGTAGTTGAAGATTTCAGTATTGACGAACTTGGTGATTGGGAGTTGGAGCTTCCATTTGATGATATGCCGACGGATGTGGATCGTTTTTTTGAGGGAGCAGATAAAGTAGAGAATAAGAGAAAGACGATGGTTTGCCCTCATTGCGGAAAGGAAATAGAGCTATGATCTTATATCTTGCCGGTTATAAACCTTGTGCCAAACGATGGAACCTTGACACGAAAGATATCTATCTCTTAAGTTCTTTTTGGGAGCATAAATCGGGACATTATGGTGGTTATGTCTGTCAAGAGAAACATATTCTTGATAGCGGTGCGTTTTCAGCCTTTTCCGGAAAGAATAACAGTTTTGATTGGGATGGCTATGTCAAGAAATATGCTGACTTTGTTCTGAAAAATAACATTCAACGCTTCTTTGAGCTGGATATAGATGTTGTTGTAGGGCTGGAGAAGGTCGAGTATTACCGTAAATATTTGGAAGATCGTACAGGGCGGCGGCCTATTCCTGTTTGGCATGCAAGCCGGGGGAAGGATTATTTTATTCGGATGTGTGAAGATTATCCCTATGTTGCGATCGGTACGACCTCTGCGATGGAAGAGGGTAGGCGGATAAGAGGTAATCCCATGATATTAAAATGGTTTATCGATCAAGCTCACTCTGTCGGTACCCGTATTCATGGGCTTGGATTTACAGATACGATATTTCTTCCTTTTTTGAAGTTTGATAGCGTTGATAGTACGACTTGGTTGTCCGGTTCCAGATTTGGGCAGATTTATTTCTTCAATGGCAAGCAAATGATATATCGTAATCCTCCCCAAGGGATGAGGGCTAAGAATCATGATTTATCGAATAGACACAATTTTAATGAGTGGATAAAATTTCAAAGGTATGCGGAACGATACTTATAACAAGAAAGTCCTTCTGTATTCAGGAGGTATGGATAGTTGGTTGATAGACAAACTCTGGAAACCGGATATAAGGCTTTATGTCGATATGAATACCCGTTATTCAAAAGAGGAAATGAAGCGTCTTCCGGATGATACCATCATTGAGAGATTGGATTTATCAAAGTGGGAACGTGAAGATAAGATTATCCCTCTAAGGAATATGTATTTGATCGGTATTGCGACGAACTATGGCGATGAAATCTGTTTGGGAGCGACAGCCGGTGACCGTGTTCTTGATAAATCGCCTGTATTTGCCGAGTTGTATGAGGACTTACTCGGCTATCTCTACCAAAAACAACATTGGACAGAAAAACGAACGATCAAGATAAACTTGGACTATAAAGCATATACCAAGACTGAGTTGTTGAAGCAATATATAGCTCAAGGAGGTAATATTAGTGAAGCGTTTAGTTCATCGTTCAGTTGTTATGCTCCTGTTGATGGGCACGAATGTTGGAACTGTAAACCGTGTTTCCGTAAATTTATTGCTTTTGCGTTGAACGGATATCCGTTTTCCATGGATGTAATCGGCAGGAATATATCTTATATGAAACATGAAATACTTCCTTTGATCGAATTTGGCGAGTATGGCCGGAAACGGGAGGAGGAAGAGATAAGACAGGTATTAACTCTTTATCGATAAAAATCGTATGTATACAGTAAGGAAGCGTCTAGAGATATCGGCGTCTCATCGTCTGAGTCTCTCTTATGCGAGTAAGTGTGAGAACTTGCATGGGCATAACTGGATCGTAATCGTTTGGTGCAGGTCTAAACAGTTGAATCCAGATGGTATGGTTGTCGACTTTGCCCATGTCAAGCGAATGATCCAGGAGAAACTAGATCATAAGAACTTGAATGAGGTATTATCGTTTAATCCGACAGCGGAAAATATAGCGAAGTGGATCTGTGACCAGATACCTCAATGTTTTAAGGTGATGGTTCAGGAATCAGAGAATAATATAGCGTGGTATGAAGAAGATAAATGAAATTTTTTACAGCATTCAAGGTGAAGGCTACTTTACTGGTACGCCAGCTGTTTTTGTTCGCTTCTCTGGATGTAACTTGAGGTGCCCGTTCTGTGATACGGAACACAAAGAAGGCAAGATGTTAAGTGATGATGAGATTATTGCGGAAATAAGGCGTTATCCGGCTTTGCATGTCGTATTGACAGGCGGAGAGCCTTGTATGCAGGTTACATATGATTTGGTTGATAAGATCAAGGCCACTGGCCGATTTGTTCAGATTGAGACAAATGGAACTTTGGTTCCACCTGTAAATATAGACTGGATTACGTGTTCCCCAAAAGAGGGCGGTAAAACAGTCGTGATCAACCCTAATGAACTGAAGGTAGTCTATACCGGACAGGATATGTCGCAATATGATAAATATTCAGCGGGAGTATATTATTTGCAGCCTTGTTCCGGCCGGAATACGAAGGAAGTTATTAACTATATTAAAGAGCATCCGAAATGGAAGTTAAGCTTACAAACACACAAGATATTGAATGTGCGATAAGAACGATCCTTTCTTTTATAGGCGAGGATCCTTGCAGGGAGGGATTGAGGGGAACGCCGGATCGTATCATAAGAATGTGGGGAGAGATCTTTCGTGGATATGATCTGTCACAAGTGCCTAAAATAACGGTCTTCCCAAATGGCGTGGATGGCCTTTCTTGTGATAGTGTTATCGCGGATTCAGGTGGATTTTATTCAATGTGTGAACATCATATGATGCCTTTCTTTGGGAAGTATTGGTTTGCTTATATTCCTAATCCCAAAGGTAAGATACTGGGCATATCGAAAGTTGGTCGTGTCGTTGATTATTGTGCGGCACGGTTACAGGTACAAGAGCGATTAGCGAAAGATATCATCGTGATGCTCCAAGAAGCGTTAGGTTCGGAATATCCGCCTTTAGCAATGGGTATCGTATTGGAAGGGGAACACTTGTGTAAGTCGATGCGTGGTGTAAAGAAAGAAGGTAAAATGCGTTCTTCTTTCTATTTTGATAATGGAAGTTTACCTGAATTGAGGGCAGAATTGTCCCGATTCGTTAGTTTTGGTTAATTATGACAGAGAAGAATGAAGTAAAAAAGAAAAGTAGGGGGCGTAAATCTGAATATAGAGAAGAGTATGCGGAACAGGCTCTAAAACTTAGTCTGTTAGGTGCAACGGATAAAGAGATCGCTGAGTTCTTCTCTGTCTCAGAACAAACGCTTAATAGTTGGAAGAAGAAGTTCCCTCAATTTCTTGAGTCCTTAAAAAAGGGAAAGGCTGTCGCTGATGCTAATGTAGCTTCGAGACTTTACAGTCGTGCGATTGGCTACGATGCCAAGGCTACGAAGTTCGCTACCAATGAGGGCCGGATTACGGATAAAGTAGAGTATATCGAGCATTATCCTCCGGATACGACTGCCGCTATTTTTTGGTTGAAGAACCGGCAGCCGGCTAAGTGGCGTGATAAGAAAGAGGTCGAGAACCTTGTTAAGCTGGGGGATGAATTGGAATCGATGTCGGATGAAGAATTAGAAGCAATTATCCGTGGCGAAAAGGAGTAAAAGAGACATATTAATCAGGCAAGCAAAGGCAGCTACTATATTGCGTAAGCGGGAGGCTCGGAATGATTTCTGGGCCTACTGTTTATATCATGACCCCAAGTTCTTCGCTAAGCGTCTGTTCTTGAAGAAGGTGGCTGATGCTTTCACTCGTGTATATGAATCGTATGTGTCGGGTGTTATTCGCCGGTTGGCTGTTTCTATGCCTCCACGTGCGGGAAAATCTTACATCTCGTCTTTGTTCATATCGTGGATGCTTGGCCACTTCCCGGAAGAGTCGGTCATGCGCAACTGCTGTTCCGATACGCTGTATAACAAGCTGTCTTACGACACGCGCGACATCGTCCGTTCTTCCCGGTTTAAGGAAATCTTCCCAGATATACAATTGCGTGGTGATAAACAGAACGTGCATGGCTGGAGCTTGGAAGCTGCCCGGCAGGTGAGTTACTTCGGGGCTGGTGTAGGCGGTACGGTGATCGGCTTCGGTGCTTCTATGTTGGCTATGACCGACGACTTGTATAAGAGTTTGGAGGATGCACTATCTGACACCAATAACGAAAAGGTCTGGTCGTGGAAGCAGGGAACGCATGATTCCCGTATCGAAGGGAATTGTTGCTCAATCGACATCGGTACCCGCTGGTCGGCTACGGACGTTCTCGGCCGTATGGAGGAAATGGGGAAATATGACGAAATTATCCGTATCGCCGCATTGGATGAGAACTATTGTTCTTTCTGCGAGGATGTACATACGACAGAGTATTACCATGAACTACGGGAGGAAACGGACGATTCCATTTGGTGTGCCGAGTATATGCAAGATCCAATCGAGGCAATCGGGTTGTTGTTCCCGAAATCGGAGCTTAACCGATTTAAATTGGCTGATATTGAGGGCAAGCAACCGGACGGTGTTATTGGAGCTACCGATGTGGCCGATGAGGGAGACGATGATTTCTGTGCGCCTATTGCCAAAGTATTCGGTACGAAGTATTTCATTACCGATGTGCTGTTTACGAAAGATAATGTCGAGATCACCGAACCGAAGTTGGTTTCCTTGATCCTTGATACCCGTTGCGACAATATGCGTATCGAGAGTAACAATGGTGGCCGTATCTTCGCTCTCAATGTTCGTAAGGCGGTAAAGGCAAAGAACGAGAAATGTATCATTCAGGCGAAACCGACAACTGCCAATAAGGAAACCCGCATCTTGCTGAAATCAGGTTGGATCAAGAAACATTGTTATTTCTTGGAAGAAGGCGAGTATAAGAAAGGTTCGGACTACGACCGGTTTATGAAAGCGCTTACCGGATATAAGAAAGAAGGTGGCAATAAGCATGACGATGCACCGGACGGCGTGACGATCTTAGCCGAGAATGTAGAGTTCATCGGGTTATGCAAAAATAATCGGGTACGGCAGGTGGCAAGAGGGAGATAATGACTATTTTTGTAGGAAAAATTTTATATGGATGTATTATGAAAATGGAAATTAATCAACTTAGAATTGGGAACTGGGTTAAACCTAAAAATAGTTCAGGTATAGAATCTAATGAAGGTACTGTGTTTTGTATTAACGGCTATTTAGTAAGTGTTTCTACGAATAAAAACCCTTATGATATTCATTTGATCGATCCAATTAAACTTACAGATGAATGGTTCCTAAAGTTTGGTTTTGATTTGATAGATGATCAATATTATTCAAAACATACTCAGTGTGGAATAGGAGGTTTAGGGATAACAAAGAAAGATTATCGTCCTTTGGTTTTAGTTGTGGATGAAAGACAATATGATGGAGTTTATCGTCAAGTTATAGGTAAACAGATAGAATATGTCCATGAACTTCAAAACCTTTATTTTGCATTAACAGGTGAAGAGCTTAAAATAGAAGAAAATAAAGATGAATAATAGATAAAAGTAGATATTCATTAAGCGCAGTCATTATAAAGTGATTGCGCTTTTCGTTTTTATATTTTAGCATAAAACAATTATGCCAAGTATAAGCGAAATTCTTGTAAATGAAGATTTTGGGCAGGTAGTCAGTACGTTATGTGTCGATACGATTGAATACCGGGAACCAAGAGAATATTACAGAGAATACCATGGTGAACGTCGTCGGCGTAAGACTTCAGTCGGTTGGCGTGAACCCAAACGACTGGCGGTCTATTCGGAAACACTGAAAGATAAGAATGGTGAGCCGTTACGACTGGAAGATAAGATTGTCGATGTGGCCCGTATCGTTACCAATTTCCCGAAGAAAGAAGTGCGGACCTCCGTTGCTTTCCTTTTTGGTGGTAGTATGACAATTACTGGAACGGAACAGAATGACGGATTCCAAGAGTTCAAACGTGTATGGGAACGCCGATTGAAAATGCAATCCGTCTTGAAGTCGTTCGCCCGTAAGGTGCTTTCTGAAAGTAAGGCTGCTCTTGTATTCTATCCGTATACTTCCAAAGGATTAGACGGCAAATTGATTACGGAATTGAAGGTTAAGACGCTTTCTGTTCCTCGTAATGCAAATACCTTTTCTGAGTTTTATCCTCATTTTGATGATAACGACGATTTGGATGCTTTTATTCATCGTTACCAGATAAATTCTAATGGCATGCTCCGGAATAGTTGTACTATCTGGACAGCCGATAAGATTATAATAGCTACCGATGAGATGGGTGGCTGGGTAATAAAAGAGGTTCCCAATCTATTCGGAAAGATTCCGGTCGTGTATGCAGATGTTTTCCAACCGGAATGGGACGAGGTTGCCGGTATCATGGATGCGCGGGAAATGCGTTTATCCCGTATGGCCGACACTAACGACTACTTTGCGGAACCAATCTTGAAAACGTATGGCGATTCCGATTTACCTTCTAAGGAAACAACCGGGAAAGACCTTAATTTCCCCATTAAGGTCGATGAAGTATCCGGCAAGGAATATCATGGCGATGCCGATTATTTGACATGGACTGGCTCCCAGCCATCTGTAGATAAAGAATTGGAAGAAACGAAAAACGAACAATTTGCTGGTACATCTACGCCGGATCTTTCTTTTGATAACTTGAAAGGCATTGGCAACCTGTCCGGTGTCGCTCGTAAATTCATGCTGATGGATGCAACTATCAAGGCGAGTGAGAACATGGAAACATTCGGTCCGGTGGTTCAGCGTTGCGTGTCGGTCGTGTTGGCTGGGATATGCAATATTACCAACATCAAGTACCGTCCTCAATTGGTGAACAACCTGATCGATGTGGAATTTGGTTCCATTTTGCCGGAAGATCTGTCCGAGACATTGCAAACTCTGTCCCTTGCCAATGGAGGTAAACCGATCAACGCCCAACGCACGGTTACGGCTCATTCTCCGCTAACAGAAGACTTGGACGAAGAAATGAAGCTGATGGAGGAAGAGGAAGATACAGCAGCGCAACGCAATAATATGATCGGCTTAACAATGGGATATGGAGAATGAAAGAACTATCATTTCATGAGCGACAGTACCTACAACGTCTGTTCCGGCAACAAGGCAGCATAAAGTATTCGTTTGACGAGTTTGTCCGTAGGATAGGACCTCTTTTGGCTAAATGGTCGGATCATGGAGGTGACCGTGTATGGATAGGCAACGCTACCATAGAGAAGCAAATCGAACGTCTGTTGGATGACCTGCATACGCAGCTCGTAAGCAATATATCCAATACGGCTACCGAAGTCTGGAATTTAGGCAATAGGAAAGCGGATGAACTGGTAACGGGCTATATCAAGGATATGGCCATATCCAGTACGTTGAAGGATAAGATGTTTTCCAGAAGTGCAGATGCGCTGAATACCCTGTTGAAACGTAAGGATGAATTTGGTAAAACCATATCCTCCCGTGTCTGGGATATAACGGACGGAGCTATGGATAATCTGGAGTATTATCTTTCTTCGGGTTTGTCTTCCGGCCGTCCGGCTGCGTTGATCAGCCAAGATATACGGCAATTACTAAACGAACCCAACCGTCGTTTCCGCCGTGTAAGGGACGCGAATGGCAAATTGGTCCCATCCCAGCCGATGAAAGATTATCATCCGGGGCAGGGTATTTATCGTTCATCTTATAAAAACGCCCTTCGACTAGCAGCAACGAAAACAAACGAGGCTTTTCGAACTGCCGATTATGAACGTTGGCAGAATATGGACTTCGTGACCGGTATAGAAGTGGAACGTTCGCCGACGAATCACGGTCCGTGTCCCGTGTGTGACGCCAAGGCTGGCCAATATCCGAAGGATTTCAAGTTTACAGGATGGCACCCGTTTTGTATTTGTATAGCTACGCCGATTATGATGGAGCATGAGGAGTTCGCTGAATGGTTGCTTCATTAAAGAAAATGAGGGCAACGGGGATTCTGTAGTAAAGTGGCAGTTTACAGAATACACCCGATGCCCTCTAAATTGTTTACTCAATTGCCACGTAATATCTCTATTATACTTTCGCTTTTTGTGCCTGTAGTTTCGAATTTAACTTCTCAGCCTCCTTTTGCATGTTCTCGGAAGCGTGCTTGATGTAGCATAGCATTCCTTCGGTTCTTCCTATCTCTCGACCGGAATTGAAAGCGGCTTGCAGTTCTGGAGTGGAGTACTTGCCCATTTCGGAGGGTTTGACCGTTGGTTGTTGGGTACTATTATTTCCCGACAAATCAATGTTTGAGTGTTTGAGCATAAAATGAAACATTGTTTTGTTTAGCGGAAAATAAGAACGGTTCCGCCTTTCCCGTTGCTCTACACCACTCAGGCAGTTATAGCCATTAAGCTATATCACGGGGGTACGAAACCGTATATCCTTTATATTAAGAATATCTCAAGATAAAGCATAATTATACCGAAAAGAAATATATTCGGCGGGTTTTGTCCGCCTGAGTGTTATAGAGCACCACAAAGATGAGCACTTATTTTCAATCCTGCAAGAAAAAACTTTTCCTCCCTTATATTTTAAACAGAAAACTCTTATGACAATTTTAGATTTAATCAAGGCGGCATGTAAGACGAAAGGCGTGCCGGAGAAGTATGCGGAACGTATTCAGAAAACGTTCAAGATTGAGAAAGCCGAGGGGATGGAGGCTTTCGTGGACCTGTTCAAGGATAATATTCTTCCGGCAATCCAAGAAGCGGAGAATGAAGCTAAGACTACGGCTGAAACGGCCGCTGTCGCCGCTTATGAAGCCAAGCATGGGTTGAAGGATGGTAAACCGGTAGAAGATCCGGATAAGAACAAGAAAACGGAAGAAGAACTGTTGAAGGATCTTAGCCCGGAACTGAAAGCTTATCTGGAAAGTATGAGGAAGAGCGTCGATGATATGGCTAGGAAGGTGGGCGATTCCATTACCAACTCGGCAAACGAGGCTAAGAAAGAAACAGTCCGTAAGCAGTTGAAAGATGCTGGTCTTCCGGATAACTGGCTGGGACGTGTGGATTTGGCTTCGGAAATCTCTATCGAGGATCAAATCAAGGCGCTTTCCGAAGAGTTTACCGGAATCCAGCAAAAGGCGATCGATGATGCCGTGGCCCGTGGTGATTACGCTCCCGGTTCCGTGAATCTTCCGGAGCGTTCCGAGGCGGATTGGGCGAAGCTGATGGATCAGGATGCCGACAAGAGTGCGAATAATCCCGGTGTGGTGAACCTGGGTATTGAATAATCCAAGAAAAGTGTAACGTTATGTACAGAAAAAGAGAAAGAGAATTCCAGTATCCTCCCGGAATTGAAAAGATTATTGAGGATGTGATCGGCGGTGGGACGATTGACCGCCGGGATTTGCGGAACGCTTTGTTCAATGGCAAGTCGTTGGACGAGCTTCCTCCGATCGTGATCGTGGTGAAAGATCCGGAAACGGGGCTGTATCATGTATTGAAGACGGCGATGGCTTCCGATGCTGGCAATGAAACTACTTATAAGGTGTCCAAGAATCATCTGTTTGGTGTGGGTGACTTCGTGACGATTGGTGGAGCTTTGACAGGCGCGTCCGATAAGATCACGGCTATTGATAAGAGTAATGCGGAGTTTGATACGATCACGTTGGAAGCGACTATCGGTGCTGCTGCAAAAGGTCAGGTATTGGTTCAGGCTAAAGACAAACAGGCTGCGAAAGCCGCCAAGTTGCCTTATGATGGCGAATTGGTTGTCACGATGAATAAAGTCGACTTGACTGTAGCCAACCAGCAGTCTGGGTTATTGGTAAGAGGTACGGTAAACGAATCCTGTATGCCGTTCCCGGTAGATAAGGACTTGAAGGCATTAATGTCGTTTATCCGTTTTGTGTAATCCATTAAAATCAGATATATGGAAAGAAGTTTAATTAAGCAAGTGAATAAAAAGAACATGGCGGCCCGTTTGAATACCCGTCATGTGAAACCGGTTGTCTTCCCGAACTTCTTCGGGGTGAAAAGAAAAACCTCGTTGAAGTGGGAGACTCTGACCGGAGAGAAAGGCGCTCCGGTAATGGCAGACGTGATCTCTTTCGACGCTTCCGCACCGCAGAAGACCCGTGAGGTGATCAGCAAGCTGTCCGGCGATATCCCGAAGACAGCCGTCAAGCGTGGCATGAACGAGAGCGATTACAACGAGTACAAGCAATTGGAACGTGACGCGCAAGGTGACGCGGACCAGTTGGCATTGTTGAATCTGGGTTTCAAGGATCAGGATTTCGTGTATAACTCCGTCCGTGCCCGTTTCGAATGGTGGTGTATGCAGCTCATGAGCCGTGCGGGTTTCCATTTGTCGGCAAAGAACAATGGCGGTGTCGTTACGGCTGAGTTTGTCGGTTGCGGTATGCCGAAGAAGAACCAGCGTAAATCTACTACGGACTGGAGTAACGCTACAACGGCCAATGGATTGCAGGATATTGAGGATACGGTTGTGGCCGCTTCTGCCGAAGGGGTGACGATCCGTTACGTTGTAATGCACGTGGCTGATTTCTCTTTGCTGAAGAAACAGAAATCTACGTTCGACACGTTAAAGGCATGGGTTAATTCGTCCTCCAAGATATTGGTGACAAAGAATCTCATCAACGAGTATCTGGCCGAGCAGGAGATCCCGGTGAAGATCATTACCGTGAACCCGGCTGTCCGTATCGAGGATAGTGCCCATCGTCGTAAGACGATCAATCCTTGGGAGCGTAAGCGTGTATGCTTCTTGGAGGATTTGAAGGTGGGTGACATTCAGCATGGGCCGATCGCCGCCGAGTCTTCTGCTACCTTGCAGAAAATCGCTCTCATGGTTAAGCAGGATTGGATCTTGGTAACCAAATGGTCTGAGCTGGAACCGTTCAAGGAATGGACGAAAGCGGAAGCGAACGCTATTCCTGTCGTGAATGATCCGGATGCCATGTTCATCATGAAAGTGGATGGGAAGGATTGGAACGCTTCCGAGGATACCGAGGGTACGGATGATATCCCGGCGACATTCTTGGGTGAAACCATCGAACCGGAGGATCAAACGATTCAGGATACTGAAAACGGAGAATAACAATCATGGCTAAGACGATTCGAGATACGATACTCGCTTATCCCGGTCTCACTGACTGTGAAGATTTTTTGGATAACGTCGTTTTGCCGGGACGCGGTTTTGAAGGTACAGAAGATAGTAAGACGATCGATATCCAAAAACAAAAGCTGGTGGCCGCCGACCTTTATTCCATGGTCGGCGGTCTGCCGGATTTCACGGAAAACAAGCTCTCCATCACGTATCCCCGTGCATGGTATGATGCTACGGCGAAACGACTATACCGGGAGGGAGGAGAACCGGAGAAAGCGGAATTGATAGGCAATAAGATCGAGGTACCCAAAGGAAGGGCGAGAAACAGATGGTAAAGCGATATTCACATACAGCGATAGTGACGATTCAATCCTGCCAATTAGCCAAAGGGGAATGGGTTGCCGGTAAACCGACGGAAATAGAGGTCACTGGGCAATACTACCCGTCCAATAGTGGACAGCAGTTGAAGCGGAACGTCGATGGAAGAGAGTTCATCGTGCATGGTGAGTTTTCGACCAAAGCCCGTCCTGTGGAAAACGCGAAGCATATCCGGATTGATAGTATCGCTCTCGATGTGGATATCATTAGCTGGGAACCGTTTCAGACTCACTCTGTAATCTATGTGTAGCTTATGGCAAGGAAAGGTGGTTTGACTCCAATGTGGAGTGATAGGGAAGTAGGGCGTTGGTTCGATTACTATGTGGATCGGGCGGAAGAGCGGATATACAAGTTATTGCAACGTGCCGGGGAAGAGTTCGTGAAGATCGCTCGAAAAAAAGGGAACTATCAGAATCATACCGGCAATCTTCGTAGTTCAATCGGCTATGTGATCATTAAGGATGGCGATATATTGACCGAGAACTACGAGTTGTCAGATGAGAAAGGTACCGATAAACATACGGGATTGAGAGAGGCTAAAAGGCTCGTATCAGAATTATTACCCCTTTATAAGAATGGCTGGGTATTGATTGGTGTAGCCGCTATGCCTTATGCCAAGTATGTGGAAGCAATCGAAAATCTGGATGTTATCTCCGTTGCCACGGAACATGCCGAGGATTGGATCAAGAAACAGAGTCGAACGTTATTTGATAAACTCGCTGAGAAAGGATATTGAACATGGCAGATCAGTTTGATATAGTGGATATCGTATATAATGCGGTTGAGCCGGCGAGTACGGGCTTTATCCTGTATAAGGATCAATCCGGCGATGGCGAGAAAAGAAATCATATCACGATCCGCTCTCTGGCCTTGAATGGGAAAGATTATGTCAACAAGGGATCGATAAATATCAATATCTTCGTCAAGAGACCCTCGAAAGGCGTATCGGATCGACAGTTGATGATAGAGACCGTACGGGGCGTGAGGTTCGTGTTGCGGGATATCAAGCCGCCGTTGGGGATGTATTGGAAATCTCGGATCGTCTGGTCTGAGCCTATGGGCGAGGCCAAGGATGGCTTCGATTGTACGAATATTAGATTAGAGGTTATAACAGAATTAGATTAGTGATATGGAAAGAAGTTTAGCGCTGGATGTGGCGTATTTAGGAGTTGCGGAACCCGGGGATGGCGTGGCCGGTACCGAGTTCACCCAATGCGTTGACGTGGATACGGTGACGTTCAATTTCTCGGACGCCAAGGAGCTTAGTTTTACGTCCATGGGACATGAGGACCCTTGGGCGGTGGTGAGTCGGAAAGGAGATCCTTCCAGTATAGAGTTCACTATCCCTTCTCCCACGAGCGACGAGATGAAAATGTTTTGCGGGGGAACCGTTTCCGGTGATAAATGGGAGGCTCCCTTGTCTACGCCCTCGATATTGAAGACGATCAGGCTACAGAGCCTACCGTACCAAGGTAAGTTCACGGAATATGTCTTTGTCAAGTGCTCTGTGTTCGGGAAGATCAGCCAAGCCCCGGATAAGGAGAATTGCGATCTCTTATTGGTAAAGGCCACGATCATGACACCGGTATCGGCGGCCGGCAAACAAGCGTCCCCGTATAGCAGGGCGGTGAAGGCCGTGTCGGAAGACACGGAATGATGTTTTTTGTTTAGGTTGTCTAGAGCCTCGGTTTTTGCCGGGGCTCTTATATTTTAGAGGAAAATGATTATGAATGCGGAAGGAATTAGAGAGATTGCTAAAATGCAGTGTTCGATTGATGGTTATTCATATTTTCTTAAAAACTTATATCTAAAATTGATTTATCCCAATAAGGAAATAGCCTGTGTTTCTTCTGGTGATGATATTAGTGAAGCTATTTGGCAGGAGGTTGAGAAATTACAAAATCGATTAAAAGACTATGAGCGTAAAGCGAGCACTACAGATTGAGAGCGACGTGGTGACAAGTCGGTCAGTCGTGATTCCTTTCGAGTTCAAGCCGGAGACGATCCCGGCGGGTAAGAACGTTGGTGATAGTATCGTTATCACCCCGATCACGGTAAGGACCGGGTTTAGGATACGGCCGTTACTCTTGCGGATTGACAAGGCGGACAAGGATGCTATCGTGGCTCATAAGGATGTTACGTTTGATAGTGTACTGTCGGAGTTGATGGCGAAATATGACGAGTTGATCTTTGAGATCGTATGTTTGGGTATCCATAACAAGAAAGGGGACATGCCCGCTTGGTTCCGGGAGGTACTGAAGGATAATTGTACATGGGAAGACCTGTATATCCTTTTGAACGCTATTCTCTTTCGTCTGGGTTGTAACCCTTTTTCTCGTACTATCATAGCTTTGGAAGCTGTGAGCCCGTTAAGCGAAGAGGAGATAATAGCCCTTCAAGAAAACAACGAGACTTGGGTAGGTCGGAGCCGGTGACGCAAAGTAGCTTCATGTTCCTTGTACTATGTAACGAGGCGTTCGGGTATACGCATGAGCGGACATTGGACAGCGATCTGGCGCTTGTCATGTCCATGCTACGGGAACATGGTTATTTGGTGAACGACCGGAACAAATCACTGCTCATGGACGATGATGAATCCGGGGATAATCATGGCGAGTGGGTCGAGGTAATCGATTTCGATACGGGAAAAAAGAAAAGGGTTCGAAGAATGAGCCCGGTATGATATATATTACTTTGCGTAGAGAACGTTTGTCATAGTGATTTTGGTTGTAAAAAAACCGACGAACCGTGAGGCTGGTCGGTTTTTGTTCTCTGTAAATGTGTCAAGATCTTCAGAGTGTCTGCTCGATAACCAGAGCGGTGTCTTCTAGCGAAAAGTAATTGGGTAACGCTCCGGATGGATTATGCTGTCAATCTCAAGATCCACATCAATTGCGTCCCAACGCAACGAATCCTCGTCTGGCATGGTCACGTCCAATACATCCGATACTTTTGCATTTCTGAACCAAGGGTATCTGTCATACGATAGATAATATTCCTTCCCTCCTACGAAAAGGAGGATACCGTGTGCATTAATCATTGTTACTCCCGCAGGGGTTGTTCCATTCATTTTTTTATTATATCGAGGCCGGACAAGCTGCATGAGAATATTCGTTGGTATCTATAAGATGGATATTCAAAACATCTTCAATATCAAAAAGAGTGCTGGTTGTAAAGTTGTGGTCTCCTCTTAACCATTTGGATATCTCAGAGGGACGTTTACACATTTTCTCGGCAAATTCCTTTTGGGATAGACCTTTCCTTTTGATACCTTCTGCAATTTTTACAGCAAGCATCATACGTCTTTCCATGTTCTTGGCTCTTTTCGTGTCTATATTGCCAAGTACTGTATCCAAAATAGATGTATTGTTCATATTTATTCCTCCTTCAATTTTAAATTACCTAAGAAAAAACCGTTATCATCGAGATGTATATCCTTGTTTTTGATGGCTTCTGATATGATTCTGGATATTCGAACCACTGTTTCAGCTTCTTTTTTTAAGGAAGAACTTTCTTGATAAGCTCTAATGTTTTTGGGCTTATATCCTCCACCTCCAACAATGATAGCAACGTTAGCAAATCGAATACAATAGATTCTTAATTTTTTGTCAGGACTATCAAATAGAGCGCAAACACCATCTCCCGGTTTCCCTTCATTTAGCTTGAAAAAGTGTTCGGCTGCCCCCGTTTTTGTAGCCATAATTTTCAATTTAGATACGATATCTTCTATTTCGGTTGGGTATTCAGAATAGTTGTTCTGAAGAAATTGTTCAAAAACGCTCTGATCCTCTTGACCGAGAATAACAGAATATATCTGAGCCTTTTTGCCTGACAGTTGCTTTATCTTGATAATCTCGAATTCCACGATAATTTTTCTTTTTACAAAAGAACGAAGAAAAAGCGACAAGGCAAAAGAAAATGTCGAAAAAGATAACTTATAAGTGAATTTTTAACGGTTGACAGTCTCACATGAAAGGCTATCCTATATTTTACCATAAACGCATTATGGGAATCAGAAATAGGGAGGGTAGTCTGTACATGGTAACCGGCATCGATAACTCCGGCTTGTATGAAGGAAAGCGTGAAGCACTAGGGATTATCAAGACCTTGGCCGGTGAGATCACGTCTTTTGACGTATTCGGAGGTATCGGTATCAGTGCGGCGACGGCGTTCGCCAAGGCCGCGAAGAGCTCATACGACTTCGAGAAGGAGTTCCGGAAAAACATGCTGGAAGTAGCGACCATTTCCACGCAGGTAACGGATGATATGACCGGTTTCATGAATCAGGTCATGTCCATAACCCAAGAGATACCGATCAAGGCTCCGGAGGCCGCCAAGGCGTTATATAGCATTGTCTCCGCCGGACATGACGGGGCGGATGGTATGAAGATCCTAGAAGTTTCGGCTAAAGCTGCCGTGGGAGGACTTACGGAAACGGAAACGGCCGCCGATGCCATTACGACAATCCTGAACGCTTATAAGATGTCAGCGGAGGAGGCCGATACAGTCTCGGATCAGCTTTTTACAACTGTCCGATTGGGTAAGACTACATTTGGCGAATTGGGAGCCTCCATAGCTCAGGTTGCGCCTATTGCTGCTGCATACGGAATTAGCATCGATCAAGTGTTGGGTGCGGTTGCATCCTTAACCAAGCAAGGAACGCCGACAGCTCAGGCAATGACGCAGATCCGGGCGGCTATCCAAGGCGTAGCCGGAGAACTTGGAGATGCTGCATTCCAAGGCCGTACTTTCCAAGAGTCATTGCAGTTGATTAACGAGAAGGCCGGCGGTTCCGCTTCCAAGATGAAGGAAATGCTCGGTACGGATGAAGGGTTGGCCGCTACATTGGCATTGACCGGAAAGAATGCTAAGTCGGCGGCGAGTGATCTTGAAGAGTTGCAAAGCTCTTTAGGGGCTACGGAAGCCGCGTTTGAGAAGATGAAGGACGAAGTAGGTAATCAAATGACGCTTCTGTCGAATAATATCCAGGCGGCTTTGCGTCCGATGGGGGAAATGATATTGAAAGAGGTATCTGGTATAGCTAAATCTTTTAATGAGGCTTTTGAGAGTGGAGATTTGGAACGTTCTCTTACGACATTGAAATCTTTGTTAGAAGTTTCAGCCGCAGCGTGGGGGGCATACAAGGTTTCTGTTATTGCGGCAATGGTTGCAGAGAATCTACGTTACCAGTCCTCTTTGGCTCACATGCAAGGTATGACAAAAATGCAAGCTCTTCTTGCTGTATTGAAGGGGAAAACGGATGCGTTGACGGCTTCTTTACTAAAAAATCCTTATGCGTTAATGGCTGCGGCAGTCGCGGCGCTTGGCGGTGCGTTGTATAAACTATGGACTTATCAGACAAACGCTCAGAAGCAACAAGAGAAACTGAATAAGACGTTTAGCGAATTTACGGTAGAAGCCGCCAAAGAGGAACGTTCTTTAAATAGTTTGTTTGAAGCATTGAAACGTACAAACTCCGGAACTGAAGAACGGAAGAAGATGATAAAAGCGGTAAATGACCAGTATGGCCAATATCTTCCGAAGCTCTTGACCGAAAAGAGCAGTCTGGAAGAGATAAACGAAGCTTATTCAATAATCAATACTTCCATAAAGGAACAGATCGCATTGAAAATAAAAAATTCGGCAACGGATGAAATTGTAACTTCCGGTCTGAAAGAACAGGTTTCGGCAGTATCCGAGATTCGTAAATCCTTAACAAGTAGGGTTAAGAATGTCGGGTTGGTAGATTCTATTGTGGATGAAATCAAGCAAACGACCGATGAGTTCCAGAAAGCCGGTTCAACTTGGGAAAAAGCATGGCAGCAGGCTTATTTCAATATTCAGCGCAAATATACCGGCAAAGTAAAATTGGGGAACGACTTCGCTTCTTCAATGGAAGATTACGTGAAGAGCGTTTTCAATACGGAGCAAGCTGTTTCTATGATAGAAAAACAATATGCTCCTTTTATTTCCAGGATTAAGGGTTTAAATGAAAATGTAGAAGAAGCAGTATCGACAACAGAAACAAAAACAGTTGTAAGTGAAGATGAAAAAGCATTGAAGTTGCGCAAGAAACTTCAACAAAAGATACAGGATGAACTTTTGGCTCTTCGTCGTCAAAATCAGCAATCTGAGATTGACTTGATGAAGGAAGGTTCCGATAAGAAGATCGCCCAGATAAACCTAGACTATGACAATGAGATCGCCGCCATACTTACCAAGGAAAAAGAGTGGAAAGACGCTCAAGGCGGCAAACTGACTAAAGAACAGACCGTGGAGATTCATACAGCCTTGGTGAACTCATATGTCAAACGGGAGCGATCGACCTCTAATGTAAATAAGGAACAACTGGAGGAAGAGAAACGTGCCATGAACGAGTACCTGAAAGAATATGGCTCATATTTTGAAAAGCGTCAGGCTATCACAGAACTTTATAACGAGAAGATGGCCAAGGCCACTACCGAGGGCGAGAAGCTGTCCCTTGGTGAAGAGATGAAGAAAGAGCTGGCTGCCGTCGATGACGAGGCCCAGAAGAAAACGTCCATCATCACGAAGCTATTCTCCGACATGAGCAAGAGGACGGTGGTCGATATACGGTCTATCTCCAAGGAGGCGCAGGCCATGCTTGATTATATCAATGAGGGCGAGTTCAAGACCGGTTCCGACGGAAAAGGCTTGTTCGGCCTGACCAAGGAGCAATTTGATATCCTTTCCAAGTCCCCGGAGAAGTTACAGGCCATAAAGGACGAGATCGCCAACGTCAATAAGGAGGCCGATCAGATGGATACGTCTTTCAACAAGGTATCGAACGGCCTTAAAAAGGTGTTCTCAGCCGGGGATGATACAAAGAGACTAAAAGAAGGCTTAGCTGAGATAGATGCCGGCATGAGTGATATCATGCAAGCCGGACAGTTCCTCTCCGACACGTTCTCCAAGTTAGGTGACGCTTTCGGTAGTGACCTTATGTCCGGTATTGCCGAAGGCTTGAATGTGGCCATGGACGCAGTCAACTCCGCCATGGACGGGGCGAAAGCCGGCGCGATGTTCGGACCGATCGGTGCGTCCGCCGGTGCGGCCATTGGGGTGGTCACATCCCTTGCCTCCTCTATCGCCAAGATTCATGACAAGAAGAACGAGAGTCGTATCCAGCGTTTGCAGGATCAGATCGACACGTTGGACAAATCGTACGACAAGCTGGGCAGGTCCATCGAGAAAGCCTATTCCAAGGATGCCTCCAAGCTTATCGACCAGCAGAATAAGCTATTGGAACAGCAAAAAGTGCTTATCCAAAACCAGATCAAGGAGGAGGAGGACAAGAAGAAAACCGACAATGACCGCATCAAGGAGTGGCGGGACCAGATAGACGAGATCAATAACACCATAGCGGATAACAAGGAGGCCGGCAAGGACGCCATTTTCGGTAGTGACATAAAATCGGCGATCGACGATTTCGCCAACGCTTACGCCGATGCGTGGGCCGCCGGGGAAGACAAGGCGCAATCGGCCAAGGATCTCGTGAGGAAGATGATAAGGAACATGGTCACGGAGTCGATCAAGGCCGCCGCTTCCGATCCCATGAAAGCTATACGAGAGAAATTGCTCGAGTTCTGGTCCGACGATTATATCAGCGACTGGGAACAGGATTATCTGGATCGGAAGGCGCAGGAGCTGGCCGACGACCTCGACCGTAAGTTTGGTTGGGCCGACAAATATTTCAATACCGGTAACGCGGTAGAGGAGGACGACGGGCGTACGGCCTCGTCCAAGGGCGTTGGTTCCATCTCCCAGGAGTCCGCGGACGTCATAGACGGTAAGATGTCGACCCAACTTATATTTTTAGATAGGACGTTGGTGCAAGTGACGGGTATAGCCGACCAGATGCGCTTCATCTACGACCTCCAGACAAGGGGCTGGAAGAACGTGGAGGCGATCAAGGACCTGTCCGGGAAGGTGTCGGAGAACACGGCCAAGGTTGCGGAGATCTCCGGACGTATAGAGGCTCTATCCGAAAAGATAGAGGCCAATACCAAGTCGGCGGCCTCCGGTATAAAGACTATTAACGACAAGGGTATATTAATGAGATCAAGATAATGATGGAGACGGTTAACGACATAATCAAATCGGCCCTCTCGCTCGGGGCATGCAGTGGTTCTAACGGGGTGACGGACTGGAGAAGCCTCGTGTGGCTGTTCTTCAGCCCGCAGGGGCGTGAGTTTTGTGCGGAGAATGATTTCCCGTCGCTAGACATGTTCCGTGGCATGGCCGGTCACGTGATGCCCTACGGGGTGTACGTTGACTCCGGCCACGTGGACGTAACCAATCCCGGCAATATCGCCGTGATAGGTGATACGGATGCGGTGATAACGATAGACGATAACGAGCGTGTTCACAAGGTGATCCTCATGCACGGCGGCAAGGCTAGGGTCGTGGCGAGTGACTACGCCGTGATCCTGCTGGTGAATATCGGAGGAGAGGTTGAGATAAATAGGGATAATACCGTGGTGATATTATGAGGGGTGAGTTATACATAGACGGCAAGGACGCCTACACCGATTTCGGCGTATGGATCACGGAGGGAGGTTACGACGGCCTTCTCCCGTTCCCCGAGCTGGTGGAACCGGATAGGAACGACTGGCCGGACGAGGACGGCATAGAGCCGGACTTGGAAAAGCCCACCTTGAAACCACGGGAGCTCAACATCACGTTCGTCCGCAGCGTGGACGGAAGATCCGCCGGCGCTCTCGTCGAGCACCTATCGAAGTCCGGGTATCACCTCTTCCGTATCCCCTCGCTGGGCAGGGAGTGGAGCTTGCGACTCATCCAGAGCCCGGCATATGAGGATTGGGACACGTTGGAGGCCTTCACGTTACGTTTCGCCGAGGACCGGCCCGTAAGACCCTCGTTCATGGCGATCCCGGAGGGTAGAGCGTATGTTCCTCCATCCGAGTACGAGCTGGACGGCGTACCCTTGGATCGATACGGCGTGATGGTGACGGAGGGCCGGGACGAGATCATGAGATCCCCGACCGTGAAGACTAACCTGTCCCGTACGGTACTGGACGTTGACGGTAGGATCTACGATGCCGGCAAGGTGGTGTATAATAGCAAGGAGGTCACTCTTAAATGCTGTCTCATCGCCGGCTCAATGACGACATTCTGGAGTTGTTACGACGCCCTGTTGGATGCCTTGATCCAGCCGGGCGAGCGTTCGCTGTACGTGGATTACAACGTGGAGGAATACCCCTGCTACTACAAGAGGACGTCCGGCTGGAAGCTTGAGAGCCTCCGGGGGCGTATGGTGGTGACATTCAACCTCACGCTGGAGTTCACGGTGTTCCGGATGGATGGTATCGATTACCTGCTGGCTACCGAGGCCGGGGAACTGGTGGTCACGGAGGATGGGGAGTATTACATAGACTTGAACATATATGCCGATTAAGAAAAAGAAAATATCAGAACTCTCGCTGGCTGACAGCCTTACCGGTCTGTACACGATCGGTTGCAAGATCATAGACGGCATACAAACCAGCGTGAAGGTGAGCCTCGGAACCATCCAGACGGCTTACGAGAACATGCTCACGGAGATCTCCAACGCCCGTGCCGCCACTAAGGCGGCCAATACGGCG